CTTTACAAAATCACTACCCGTTTGCCCCATTAATGCGTTGCCTAACGCCGAAGAATCAGGTGTGGTGTACCGGGCGGCAGGTTTCCAAATCGACGTCTTTAGCCGCGCACGGAGTGGTTGTAGCGAACGCAGTGCCGTTTTTTAAGACACTGTTTATTACGCCACTATACGAGCAGATTCGTCGTTTCAGCAACAACTATGTCCGCCCGTTTATTGATCAATCGCCAGTAAAAGTTTTGTGGTCCGGCACGTCGACAGAAAACTCAGTGCTGCAGCGCTCGTTTAAAAACAACTCAATGATGCTTTTTAGTTTTGCGCTACTTGACGCTGACCGTGTGCGTGGTGTGTCAGCGGACCGAGTGTGTATTGACGAAGTGCAAGACATGGACCCAGATCACGTACCAATTATTCAAGAAACGATGTCGTACTCGCGCTACGCGACTAGTTATTATACGGGAACGCCAAAAACTTTAGACAACTTGATTTACGGCTTGTATAAACGGTCGTCGCAAGCGGAGTGGTTTATTCCGTGCCGCTCGTGCGGCCACTGGAATATCCCGTCACTAGATCACGATCTTGATAAAATGATCGGCCCGTATCACGATCACATCAGCGAAAAAATTCCTGGCACAGTATGCGCGAAGTGCCAAAAACCTGTCACGCCCCGCGACGGTCGGTGGGTGCATAGATATCCTGAGCGCCGTTGGCAGTTTGCTGGTTATCACGTGCCGCAAATTATTTTGCCGCTGCATTTTTCAGACCCAGAAAAGTGGTCGACGTTGTTGCTAAAGCGCGAAGGCTACGGCAACATGACGCAGGCGCAGTTTTACAACGAAGTTATGGGAGAAAGCGTCGACACTGGCCAGAAACTGGTGTCGGAAACAGAGTTGCGCGCCGCCGCAGTTTTGCCGTGGGAGAACAGAAAAGAACCCGACCCGAAATGCTACGAAAATTTACAGCATTACCGGCACCGCATGCTTGCGATTGACTGGGGCGGCGGCGGCGAAGATGGCGTGTCGTTTACTGTGTTGGCTGTCTTGGGCTTTCGTCCAGACGGCAGCATTGATGTGCTTTGGGCTAAACGACTACTCATTGGCGGCGATCATCTTCAAGAAGCCGTCGAGTGCATGAAATGGTCGCAAAAATTTAATTGCGACTTTGTGGCGCACGACTACACAGGCGCTGGCACGGTGCGCGAAACTGTGATGGTGCAGGCGGGTTTTAATCTTGATCGTGTGTTAGCCGTACGGCTTGTTCGATCTGCGACGCAAGATTTAATGGTGTACAAACCGCCAACACCAATTAATCACCGAGCGCACTACAGTCTCGACAAGACGCGGTCGCTGTTGTACACGTGTCAGGCGATTAAACTGAAGCAAATTCGGTTTTTCCAGTACGACTGGGCGTCGCAGGACGCGCCGGGTTTAATCTCTGATTTTTTAGCGCTTGTGGAGAACAAAACCGACTCGCGCCTTGGCGGTGACATTTACACGATCACGCGGAACACGCTGCTCACGGACGATTTTGCCCAGGCAGTAAACATCGGCGCTGCCGCGTGCTGGCATATCACGCAGTCGTGGCCAAATTTTGCGCAACTGGCGGGTATTAACGGTAACGCTGCGGCAGCGTCACCGCCGGCCGACATGAACTGGGACGACTACGACGCAGAGCATCGGTTTTTTAATTCGTATTAAAATCGTCGTCTTTTAGCATCGCTTCTGCTTTTTTTGTTGGAGAAAAAACAAAAGCGTTTTTGTCGATATCAAACATCGGCTCTACAAGTCCGCGTTTGACACCCTCAGCCATAACGTTCGATAAAATACGCTCGCACAACGCCGAATATATCTGCGTAATTTTTTGCTGCAGTTCTTCTGGCGAGGTTGCTTTTACTGCCCAACCGAACTCTGTTGCGACTGTGTGTTCGGCAATAATATTTTCAACTTCAGCCATCGGCAAAATCGTTTCCGGCGCCGCCGGTAGGCCCGGCATTTTTTTACCGGTCATGCGTTCTATGGTTGCCGAGAACAAGTAAAAAGCCTGCTCGACTAATTCGGCGACGCTTGAGCCGCCGACAATTTCTGGCGCGTCGTCGTCCTCGTCGTCGTCCTCGTCGTACATGATTAAGCGCCCTCGGCTGTTTGCAGGGCCGCCGCTGCTCGTGCTGCGTATAGTTCGCCCTGCGCTAGAATGCGCTCGCGGACAGCGTCGCGCTGGCGCGCGAGATACGCCTGATACTCGTCATCGGTGTTTACCATCGCCTCGGCCGACGAAAACGAGTGCGGCTTGCCCGTTAGCGGGTTATCGCCAGCGTGCATAATTCGCCCGATAGCGGCGAGTTTAATGTGAATCCGCTCGTCTTCCAGCGTCTGCTCGTTTTGCACGGCGGTTGCTAATCGGTTTGCGGCGTTAGTGATGCTGCTAACAAAGTCTGTCATAATTTAATCCTCCAGGCGCTCAGCGCGCATGTTGTAGTGTTCTTGTCGTGTTGGAATTCGTTTCGGATATTTTTCGGGGTGGCAAAGTTGGCACGCGGCTTTATTGCAGCCGTTGTGCGTCTTTCTTAGCCGCCCCGGCTCGGCGAGGCCGTGATCGGGCCCGTATATGTGCTGCCGTTCTTTTTGTCGGCGGGCAATAATGTGTTTTTCTGTGTGGTAGCGGCGCATAATAGTACCCCCGGATAAAGCCGGCGGCGGGAGTCGAACCCGCAACCTACTGATTACAAATCAGTTGCGCTGCCAATTGTGCCACGCCGGCGACTAAAACTATTATGTATAAATAGTTTGTACTATCAAATTGTGTGTACCGCACCTGTCGGCCAGATATACGGCAGGTCCGGCGACTCACGCCAGCCGAATTGCCCGTAGTGGCGCATGTCTTTGCGTAACAAATTGCCGCGGTGACTGGCGTGAAAGGCGTAGTCGCCAAACCACGGCGGGTATTTATTTTTGCGCACTGTTGGGCGTACGCGATTGTACGCCGCCATAAACTCACTTGTTAATTTGTCGTTAAAGCCGCGACGAACCCACTCGCGGCACATAACAATACTATACACCAGCAGTGCCGGCTCGTATCCAGCCCACATGCGCGTGGCTGGGTGGTTGCGCCAGCCAGAACGGGCCGGTTCGTGTTCGCCAATGGCGACGTCAAGGCATAACAAGAGTTGCTTACACTCGACGCGTTGCTTGCCTAGTCTTTTGTTATCCAGGCAGCGAGCCGATCGCCGAAAACTCGGCAGCGGCAAAAACGTTTGCATTTTTAGTCGTCGTCTTCGTCGTCTAGTTGTTCAAAGTTTTCTTCGTACTCGTCATCGTCGGTCCAGTTTTCGTCGGACCAATCGTCGTCATCGTCGTCATCGTCGTCGTCGGCCCATTCTTCGTCGTCGTCATCGTCGTCGTCTTCGTCGTCGTCAACAAACCAGTGCGGCGTCTGGTAGTCGTCGTCTTCGTCGTCGTCATCGTCGTCGTCTTCGTCGTCATCAACAAATTGCCACTCTTCCTCGACAAAATCCTCGTCAAGGTCGTCGTCGTTGTACGCGTTTAATTCCGGCCGAAAAAACAACGTCGTTGTGTACCGCATATTATCCGATCTCTGTTTGCTTTCGAGCAGAAGTGTCGCGCCAAAACCGGTCGCACCACGCGTCGTTGACGACAATTCCTGACATATTTTGTATTGTTTGCTCTCCGTTGTAAACACCTTCTGACATTAATAATTCAATTATTGTGTGCCAGTTTGGCGGCGGGCTTTTCTCGGCGCAAAAATACATATCGACGGCGTGGCGGTTAACCCAGTACCTATCGGGTTGTTTTACAATGTAATTGCGGGCTTGATCGCGGCGGCGCGGGGCCGGAAGGACGACAATCTTGCCGTGCGCGATAGCGCGACCGATGGCGCGAAATACCGGCTCGGCCGCCTGCTGCGGGCCGAAAACGTTGTTTTTTGCGTGCGCTAGGTTAAATGACGCGCCGTATGTGTCGTTTAACCACGCGTGCAGGTCGCTTAAGATGTTTAAATACAGGTGACTAGCAGGTTGAATGTGGCGCAGTTGTGTTTTTAAACAGCGCTGAATATAGGCGGGCACAACGTGCCGCAACACGGCTGTATTTGCTGTGGCTGCCGGTAGGTCGTTTATAGTCCACCAGCCATACCCAGGCGCGACGGCGCCGGCGTCGGCGCTTAATTTTACCAGCAG